CATCGTGGCCGATCCGAAGGCGAAGTAATGGAGCCTGAAATCCTCGACGAAGTAACTGAGGTGGAAGCGCCATCAGTACGAGTCGAGTTCATCGTGGCTCCTGGTCATACTCTTTGTTATGGCGGCGCTCGGTACCAGCCGGGCGATGCTATCAGAGTAGGTGACCAGGAGCAGATGAATAACTGGATTGATTCTGGCGCTATCGTTTTGGCATGAGCATCCTGGAGTTCGTTAGAAGTGATTTCGACTTTCTAATGAGCAGCGGAGATGCGGGCCAAACGGAGACATTGACGCTCAAGTCGCCAACTGGGCAATCGGCTAGGCTGCAAGGCATATTCACAGACATTGGGGCAAGTTTAGATCCGTCAACTGGTTTGACGGTGACCGTTGGAACTGCCTCAGTTGTCTTCTCAGATGCCGAGCTTGTCCGTGCTGGGTTAGGCTTCCCGGTTGCTGTTCCTGAGCGTAATTCAAAGCCGTGGGTAGTAACCGTTACCCGTCGCGACGGAACGCTAGCGTCCTACAAAATTGAAGAGCCTCGACCAGATCGTCGTGTTGGGTCTCGATGGTACATCCTTGACCACTACAAGGCTACAACCTAATGGCTGCTGTAATCGCATTCCAAGTGAATCGCAGCCTTCAGGCTTTTGCCATCCGAGAGAAAATTGGCACCATCCTAACTGAGGAGCTCGCCAATCAGCGGGTTATAGCTACGGGAATTGGTAACAATCCAATTCTCTGGGATGCTAGGATCTACACCCAGCGTCGTTTGCCGATTGGTGTTTTCGCAGAAGCTCCTGATAATTCGACGCTAAACGGTCGTGCCATCATCCACATCGAGGCGTCTGGAGCTAGCGAGGACAATGTTCGACCAAAGTCTGAGCTGACTCAGGGATTCGTCGGTGACTACACGATCTCTTGCTATGGGTACGGTAAGGCTCAGGAGACAGATACTGGGCACGATCCTACAGATGTTGTCGCGAGCACAGTCGCAGAAAGCACTGCTTCTCTCGTCTACAACATCCTGAGGAATGCGAAACTTTCTATCCTGGATATGAAAGGAGTCGTGCAGCAACGCACGGTCAGCGCCTTCATGTTCAGCAATCCAAACATCGACCATCCTGAGCCATCGATTTACATCGAGTGCATTCAGATGAAGGTCAATGTCACGTACATCGAGCATGTTCAAGAGAACGCCGGTGTGCCTTTGCAGCAAGTACATTTGGACGTCCACAAAGAAGACGTCGATGGTCAGCTTCTGTTGACCGCTACAATTCTACCAACAGGGAGCTAGACACATGCCCATTGACTCTACGGCTGTGGCATCAGCCACTGGCACTTCGTTCACATACGCAGACAACCGAACCAACAAGACTTTGTTCTTGCCGCAGAAGGTTGCTGTGATCGCTCAAGGCTCGACAGCTTCGAACGCTAGCTACGATACCTCGCCTTGGTTGGCTACTGGTTCTAGCGCAGGCGGCGCAAAGTACGGTGTAGGATCTCCAATTCATTGGATCCTCGAGCAACTGATGCCTTCTTCTGGGCAAGGTGTTGGCTCGGTCGAGGTTACGGTGTATCCGCTGAAGGACCACGTTTCAGGCGTCGCGTCGGCTGGCACTGTTACTCCTTCTGGCACTGCTACGGCGGCTGGGTCGTTCCAGATCCGCTATGGTGGAGTTACCACGCCTGCGATCGCCTACGCTGCTGGCGCTGCGAATGCAACCACGATTACGACCGCGATGACGGCCGCAATCAACCAAGTTCCAAAGATGCCTGGCGTTCCTTCTGGAACCGTAGCCCTTACGCTTACCAGCAAGCACAAGGGTTTGACTGCCAATGACCTTATCATCGAGATTATCGGTAACCTGAATGGCTTGGTAATGACGGTTGTTCAGCCTACTGGTGGCCTGAACAACCCTGATATCTCGACGGCGCTTACTGCCATCGGCTCTCGCTGGGAAACCATCATCGTGAACCAGATGGGCGCTGCTGACGCCACCACGCTTGGTTTGCTCCAGTCGTTTGGAGACGCCCGCTGGGATGCTTTGGAGCACAAGCCTGGCGTTGCCATCGCTGGCACGCGAGAAGCCGTCCTAGCGACGCTGACGGCCATTACCGATGCCCGCAAGACTGACAAGACCAACGTCATTGTCCCGGTTCCTGGTAGTCCCGATCCGGGCTGGGTGATTGCTGGCGCCGCGGCTGCTGCGATCGCTCGGGAAGCAAACAACAACCCGGCATCCGACTACAACCGTTTGGCGCTGCCAGGGATTATCCCGGGCGCTCAATCGGCACAGTGGAACTACAGTCAGCGGAACACGGCGGTGTCTCTCGGTCTGAGCACGACAGAGATCGTCGACAACGAAGTTGTCCTTTCCGACACGATCACTTGCTACCACCCAACTGGTGAGATCCCGCCAGCATACTCACGCGTGGTGAATATCACCAAGCTGGAGAACGTTGCCTACTCGTTTGACACCGAGTTCAACTCTCGCAAATGGCAGGGCTGCATTCTCATCGGAGACGATGACGTAAGCTCCAACCCTCGAGCTCGCCGGCCGAAGGATATCAAAGGCACCGTCAAGTCTATCAACAAAGGATTGGGCTCGATGGCTGTCCTTCGTGACGTCGAGACAACCAACCCGAATATCACGGTGACGATCGACTCGTCTAACCCAAACCGTGTGAATATCAAGAACCCAATAAACCTGAGCGGCAACATGAACATCACTGATGTCGAGAACCTGTTCAGCTTTGCCTTCGGCGGGCAGGTATAAGGAGTAGCACATGGCAGCAGTAGGTGGAATTGCAAAGGCTATTACGCTTGACGGGCGAACATTCGCCGCTGGCGCAGCTGTCACCATCTTCCTAGGTGGGACAACGAAAACGCTGACTCCGGTCGGTACTGGGCAGGCTGTCGTCGACGCAAAGCCTGAGACGTGGGAAGTGAAAGGTTGCAAGGTCCTAATCGACCCTGACAACAACGACCTTGAATTCCTGACTGAGCTGGCGTCGCGCACAGACTTCCCATACTACCCGTGTACGGTGGAGCTGCTTAGCGGCGTAGCTTACACTGGTCTTGGTACCATTGTTGAGCGCGTTGAGTTCAATTCAGAAGGCACAATGGCTGAGTTCACTATGCAAGGTGAGCAAAAGCTAGAGCAGTTGTAAGAAGGAAAAGAAGCATGGAAAACTTTGAAGAGTCAGTAGAAGCAGAGAAGCCGTCTCGCTATGTTGCATCCAAGGAAGTAGCGGAGGCAGAATTCGAGCGTTGGGCAGAGGCGATGGGCCTCATGTCAAAGTTCGACCCTTTGCTTTTGAGCGAGGAAGAGGTCAAGGACCTCAAATCAACAAAGCGCCCTGTGATTGCCGCCATCATGGAAGGCCGTCTAGTGGTGAATTCCAAGGGGCAGTTCGCTTTCACACCTTACGACGTAGAAGAGAACAACAAGCTTGGGGTGCTCACGTTCAAAGAGCCTCAGCTTGAGGACATTCGCGACGCTACTAAGGAAGAAAACAAGGTAGAATCGCAGGCTATCCTGATGTCAAAGATGACTGGGAAGCCCCGAATCAATCTTCTCAAGATGCGTCAACGGAATTCTTCCGTGTGTAACGCAATCGTTGGTCTTTTTTTAGGATGATAGTAAATGTCCCGCTGGTAAACGGCGGGGCAAGTATGATGTTTCCTGGCTCGACAGCGGCGCGCGGCTTCTACATGAAGCTTGTTCCGAACCTGTTGTCGCACTACCCAGGTATGCCCGATTACCGCACCCTCCGAACGGATGAGGTGCGGTACCTCTACGATTCTCTCCGTAGTACCCTTGAGAGTCTGTCCGCTCCGCGTGACAAGGCGAAGAAGTAATGGCTACACGATTCACTATCCAGGCTGTCTTCCAAGCTATCGACCGGATGACGGCCCCCATTACCAAGATGCGTTCTAGCGTCAAAGGTCTAGGAAATGACCTGGAGAAGACGCAACGTAAGGCTCGAGGTGGAACTGGTGGAGAAAAGGCCGACCCATTTGGCAAGAAGTGGGAGCGCGCGAGCCAAGCATTTGGTCGTATCGACAACAGGATCCGATCTGCGACGCAGACAGCGTTAATTTTTGGGACTACTGCTGGTTATGGCTTTGCCAGTCTTGTTGATTCAGGAGCAAATCTTGAATACAGCCTGGTATCAGCAACTTCGAAGCTTGAAGAGATGGGTGGCCGTGGGACTGATGCGTACAATGAGCTAAGACAGTCCGCTTTAAGGTACGGCGAGACGAGCATGTTTTCTGCCCAAGAGGTAGCGGATTCGTTCAACAACTTGGCACAAGCAGGCTTCGACAAAAACTCGATGCTTGCTTTGACGCCTCGGTTGATGAATTTTGCCATCGCAGCAGAGACGGACCTTGCTAATGCATCGATGATGGCTGGCAACGCCATGGGGCAGTTTAACTTACTATACGATAAGTCTGGTAAGTTACTGTCACAAGGCCAGTTGACCACAAACATGCAGCGCGTGTCCGACGTTCTGGCTAAGACAGCCAACATGTCGAATGCTAGCATTCAGCAAGTCTATGAGACGATGACTGAGTCCGGCGCCATCGCTGATATCAGTGGCATCACGCTAGAGAAGTACGCGGCAATGCTGGCTGTGTTGGCCCAGTCAGGTATCAACGCTTCTGTAGCTGGAACTGGATTGAAGAACATCTTTGTTCGATTGAAGAACCCAACAAGCGAAGGTGCAGCAGCACTCGCTAAGTATGGTATCAGCCTAGAGAAATTTACTGATATCAAAGACCCAATGACCCAGTTCCAGGCGCTGCTCGGCGCGCTAGACGGTCAATCCGACAAGAAGAAGCAAGGCTTCCTGGATGAGTACTTCGGAAAGATTCCGCTAGCATCAGCGGCCGTACTGTTCCGCGGTGGCGCAGAGCTTGTGGAGCAGTTCCACCAAGGTATGCTGAGCTCGGAAGGCACAACCGAGACGATCGCAAAGCGATTGATGGACACGAGCAAGGCAAAGCTAAAGCAGACGGCTGGCGTGTTCAAGGGTATCGGTGTCGAGATGTTTGCAGCTATCCAGGGACCGATGGAGACGGCACTGGTTGGGCTTGCTCAATGGGGCCGAGAAAACAAGGACCAGATCGTTTCTGCGTTCAAAGACTTCGCGCTCGGAGCTCGAGACTTTGGCGTTTGGCTCTACCAAAACCGTGAGATGGTTCTCACCCTGGTGAAGGCATTTGTAGCACTGAAGGTAGCGAACGGTGTTATCGGTACAATCACGGACAGCTTCAAGATCCTGTCTCTGGTTGGAGAGCCGATGGGACGTATTATCTTGGGCGCATCGTCGGCGGCTACCGCTATTGGAACAGCCACTACAGCAGTAACTGCATTCAAGGCTTCACTGGTAGGTTTGGGCGCCACAGCAATCGTGGTATCTGCGGTGGTGGCCTGGAAGATGGCATTCGATGCAAACGAAGAGCTGAAGGACTTCACTGGTGGCGTTGGTATCATGGATTTGGTCCAGGAGTGGATCACAAGAACCACTGCCGGAGACACTCCAGAAGGAGGTCTCACTGGTTTAGCTGACGGGTATGCAGCGAAGCGCCGGCTTTCTGATAAGACAGCCAAGGACCAGCAGGTTTCTGTGGATAAGGACATATCAGACTATGCTGGCCAGTACCATGTTCCACAATATACCGTGCTTGACAGCAGCTCTGACGGATATACACCTCAAGGATTTGGTCAGTCTGGCTGGTCAGGCAAACTCAAGGCAGACGTAAACCAAACATCCGCTGATGGTACGCCAATTAGCATAGTCATCTCACAGCAGGAAGCCTTCAAAGCAGTGGTCGAGCTCAAGCTGCCAAATGGAGCTAGCGCTATGACTGAGTCTACAACTCCTGGGCTCAGCGTCGTTACTGTTCCTCAGACAGGCGGTATCTAATGGTTGGGGCAAACTTCCTTGAGTCGGCGTTTGGATCTGGCGGGAACAGTTGGGAGAAGCGCCTAAAGCGCGGGCAGTACAAGTCGCCTAGTGGGAAAGTGATCAAGTTCGACTGCCTCGCTAGCGAGCGCAAGTTTCAACTGCGCGGCACGATGTTTGAGTTCGACGGCATCGACGAAGGCTACATCCAGCGGAAGGGGATTGGATCTCGCCAGTACCCTCTTACCTGTATCTTTCAAGGAGAAACACACGACCTTGAAGCTACCGCGTTTGAGAATGCCCTGACCGAGCGTGGATTTGGCACACTCACTCACCCGTTGTATGGGGAGTTCAAGGTAATCCCGTTTGGCGAGATCGGCCGCAATAACAGCTTCGTAGACAAGGTAAATCAGTCTGCCGTAGAGGTAACATTTTGGACGTCTACGGTTACGCCATACCCGACTGACCAGATCAACTTCGCCAACGAGATGGCCGCGTCGATTGCAAACTTCGACGTAGAAATGGCGCAAGCGTATAGCAGAAACGTTGACCTCAGAACGATGGCTCGTAAGGCAAATCTGAAATCAACTTACAAGGCGTTTCTCCGCAACGTATCATCTGGCTACAAGTCAATCAGCGACGAGATTTCTGGAGCCAGAGGCGAGATTCGTGATGTCCAAGACACGGTGAACAGAACCATCGACGTTTTTATTGGGCAGCCTTTGCTATTGGCAAAGCAAGCGATTGCTCTGGCGAAGGCTCCGGCTCGCGCGCTTACAGGAATTGAGCGAAGGCTGGCTGGATATCAGTTCATGGTCCGCGACATGATCGCAAGCACACTTGCGTTGCCTAAACAAACGCTCGGCGCCAGTCTAAACCTAGGCTCTAGGCTGATCAAAATAGCAAACGACATGCACACTGCTGACTTGTTTGTTCTATCAAACACAGTAGGCGCTGCTCAAGCTACTCTTGAGTATAACTTTGCAAATAA